AGCCTGACAATGTATGAGGTTGAATACCTGCTCACCCGTCACCAAAACGTGAAAGTCACGCTGGACGGACATAGCTGTGTAATCAAGCCCCGCTGGAGGCGGTTTCTGGTGTATCTTTATGACTATGATGCACGCTGCTGGTGGGAACATGACGTCCGCACCGTCGAAACCATTGACAAAGTTCTGGATGTAGTGAAAGGTTGGCTGAGGATAGACGGTTCCACGAGGGGACGGTAAATGTGGGTAAATATGACAGCCTAAAGACGCGGCTATATGAAGTGCTCTTTGACTTGAGCGAGCTTGAAGAGCGGATTAAGGCAAGGAGGTACAAAAAGGCGGATGAGTCTTTTGCCCACTTTGCCAAAGTCCAACAAGGGATTCATGGGCTTATAGATGGCCTTCACTGTTTGAGCGTAGAAGGATTTGGAGAATTGTGGAACTCTGGAGAGGATAGCAAAATTGACGCGGATTCCACCGCAGAGGTCATTGAATTGCTCGATAAACTCACGAAAGGATGGGCAAAGAGCCAATCGCCGGACGAGGGAACCTCTTCAATGACCTTCGAGAATAAGGGATTTGGCGAAGTGACCAAGCGGCTCATTGGGAAGCGCAAGGATGCGTTAGATGCACTTGCAAAGCAGGATGCTGAATCAGACCGAGATTCAGCAGAAAGGAAGGGGACTGATTGATGGCTGTGATACAGGTAATAATCTGCAAATTGCTCGCTTGGCTGGGAGCCGCATGGATAGTCATACTGCTGATTAAAGCCATTGCAGCGCGACTGGGCAAGTGCGAGGACGGGACTCGCGAGCCTGAAAGGTGGGAGGAGGGTACTGCTGGTGAAAGCATGGTATTCCGCCCCAATAGAGAGCCACTACTGGTATTTTACGGGCCACCTGAGCACGCAGCGCCGCCTGGAAGGAAACGAGCCACCAAAGCAGTTCTCGCCCTTTTCTCCGATGGAAGAATCTGGATAAAGGGCAAGTATTACCGTCTGATAGAGGAGGAGTCTCAATGACCATGTACGGGCGAGAAAGTGAGCACAACCAGATGACCAGCGGGCCGCCCGTCAATGTTTTGCGGGAACCGACTACTACAATGCCCCCTGTACAGCGCAAACATACGGGAACCGGTGATGACCCGCGAATTATCCACCTTTACCTGCCGGCGATAATCGTCCTGAGGAACAACCAAACTACTTATGCGCATTGATGAGAGGAGGACGCCCGATGACCGTAATCTGCAAGATTATATTCTGGGGAGCCGTAGGATGGACGATTTGTTACCTGGCGATTGGTTCGATAGCGGCGGCGATTCGGTCGGCGCAGTTGAGCAGGCGGCTACGACGGGCCAAGGAAGAGGAATCGGCCAAGGCTACCAAGCAGATGTACGGCCAACTCAGCGAGTTCGCCTTTTACCCCGATGACCTTTATGCCCTTGATAGCGAGCCGGTTATCGTAGAACCGAAGGACCCGCTGGTGGAGGGAGATACGGAAGAGGCCGAGGGCGAGAGCATTTGAGGGAGCGCGGCTGTGCGGGGTGAAACAGAACGGTGCCGACGAGGTGCCAGCGCGAAAGCGTGGCAGAGTTCTGCCGAGCCGCGCCCCTCTAATCACTGAAAGGAGATGCCGACCATGACTGGCTACTGTAAAGTTTGTGGGCAATATACTGACCTTATCGGGCCTTTGCAAGAATGCCCCGATTGTGCCAGTAGGCTCGATAGGCAATATGCTTGCAACCAGGTGGCCGAGTGGCTAAGACGAAATGCCGATATTAGCAAGTGTAGTGCCCGAATGGTCTCCGGCCTGACAGGCCGAGATGAGTTTGAACCACTTTGCAGAGAAGCCCGTACTATACTGCGTAGCGTATGCGGACTTAATGGCGAACAGGCCGAGGACAAATATTCGCATTTGTTCAAGCACGACCCTACCGTCAGCCGCATGAGCTTCGCGCGATGGTACAAAGCCATATTCAAGGCCGTTCGTAAGGAAGCACGGCGGGCTAATATAACGAAGGAGGAAAAACAATGATAGTGCCCGATGTAGATTATCGCAACGCAGTAGAGGCTATTGACCAACTAATGGACTCCATTCGTGACCTACTGGAAGATGAGGGAGGTTACCGCAACCAGATTCGTATTGCGGAGGACCCCGATGTTGCTTGGGCAGTAGTGAGAGATGCGGGCGGCGAAGTTGAGGACCTCACGTTGCTGTATCACTCAGAAAATCCTGCAGAGATTGTGGCATATTTGCTCGGTTCGCTTAGGGGGAAAGGCTGGAGGGTAATAAAAGATGAAGAAGATGAGGAAGATGAGGAGGACTGACCATGTTCGACCGCGCTGAGCCGGAGACATTTTGGGAGCACTTGCGGGATGTGTGGCGCGTGCTTACGTGCAGTCATTGGCGTAGCGGAATTATCGAGTGGGTTGAAGCGGAGGATTATGACTTGCGTATATGTACCCGATGCGGCTTGGTTTTGGAGGTCATACCCAAATCAAGTAATACAGATGCACAATCCGAGGAGGGGTAACGATATGCTGACCGCTGAGCCTACGCTTAAGGAGCGCCAGTGTAAGTGCGGACGCACAATATGGGGGCCAACAGGTACACGGTTTTGGGTATGCACTTGGCAGAAATGGGATTCATCATGTACGAATACGAAATATCCAATAGACGGTGGTTGCAAGGAAACCATTCTGATAGACGTCGGCCTTGACGCCAAGTTCTGCCCGTATTGCGGAGGGGGGCCGACAAACCAACCCAAAGAGGAGGATGAGGAATGACCTACTACCAAAAGTGCAAGCGATATGCCAGAATCCTTTCGTCCAAATGGCGTACTCCACTTGATTTGCGGTGTGTCCAGGATGACCCACGTTTGTGGTACGCAGAAATAAGACCTTGGTGGCTGCGGGATTGGTATATAATAGCCTCAGGCCGCACCCGTGAGTCGGCTTGTAAGCACCTATGGCAGATACTCGTTGAGGATTATGGAGTGAAGGAGGATGAGCTATGACCTACTATCAAAAGTGTAGGCAGTATGCTAAGAGAAGCGGTGGTTTCTTTAATGCTTATCGGTATACTGCTGCCCCCCTGGCGGTCTGGCATGTAATTGCAAGTAGTGAATTGATAAATCGCTATGCTGTGGTGAATGCTTGTGGCCGCACCCGCGAATCAGCCTGCAAGAGACTTTGGGAAACGCTCGTTGAGGATTATGGAGTGGAGGACACGGGGTAACACCCGTGTCTCGCGCGCATAGAAGCCCGCTGTGTGGTTTCCAGCGCGAATTAGTATCGCACTACCAGACAAGCACTTCGGAGGCTTACAGGCCGTTTATGACGCTCCTACCATATAACGTTTACATTGTAAGCCGCGCCAACTTCTACCATTTGCGAGGGGGAAAGGTAAATGATAGCCACACTGGTCGCGCTGATACTCGCCGCAAACCCGATGCTCAAAGCGCCGAAGCCCGAAGTTGCTGCAAAGCACATGCTCATTCTGCAGAAGCGCACCGGTGTCCCCGCCCGTGTCCTGGAGGCCGTGATTTACCAGGAGTCCCGCTGGTACCCAGGCTGTAGGGGTAGAGCGGATGAGGTCGGGCTATGTCAGATTCACCCATGTCATAATCCCCCCAAGGGCTGGACGGCACAAATGGACTGGGCAGCGAATCACCTGGCGATGCTGCGCAAGCGGTACGGCAATTGGGAAGTCGCACTCGCCGCGTATAACGGTGGGCCTGGGAAACGACACATTAGGCGTTGCAGGCGATACGCGAGGCGCGTCCTCCGAAGGGCGAATGGCAATGGAAGCGCCCAAAACTGAACAGGCCGCCCCACAGGATATAAAGGCCGAGCAGGCATGTCTGGGCTGCATGTTACTGGAGCCGGAGGCAATTGCTCAGGCGCTGGCAATCGTCGAGGCCGACGACTTCTACTACACAGCGCACAGAGCGATAGCCCGCGCCGTGCAGGCGCTTCACGGGCGCGGCGAACCTGTTGACCTGGTGACGGTCGCTGACGAGCTGCGCAAGCACGACGCCCTGGACGACGTGGGCGGCGCGAGCTACCTGGCGCACTTAATTGACACGGTGGCAACCACAGCTCACGTCTCCCGGTATGCTCAAAGCGTGCTCACTAAGGCGAGGATGCGGGACTTCATTCGCCTCAGCGCCGAGCTGGGCAAGCGCTCCACCAACGGGACTACGCCTGACGAGGTGCTTGACTGGCTGTCAAAGCGGCTTCTGGCCGCCCGCAAACGCGCCAAAAGCGCCCACGCAAAGCCCGCAGGTGACTGGCGCACAGCGGCATGGGAAACCCTGGAGCTGGCCGCCCAGGAGTACAAGGCCACCGGCGGCACACCGCGCGGCGTGCTCTTCGGCATGGCTGGCAAGGGCGGCCTGGACTTCGCCCTGCATGGCGTAAAGCCCCCGTCGCTGGTAGCAATACTCGCCCGCGAGGGCTGGGGCAAGACAACGCTCATCCTCCAGGCCATCGTCCGCTCCACGATTCAGCCCCGTCGCGGGATGCCCGCTGCAATCTTCTCGCTCGAAATGCCCGTCCAACATCAACTTTTCCCCAAGCTCGCCTGTATGACCGCCGGTATCCCGAAGGCCATAGCCCTGCGCGGTGCGCTCAAGCCAGAGCAGTGGAAGCGGATGGCCGCCGCCTTCGAGAAGATACGGCGTAGCCCGCTGCACCTCGTGGACAGCGCAAGCTTCACCATAGCCGATATTGAGCGCGAACTGCGCACATTGCACCGCGAATCGCAGATTCGTGTTTGCGCGATTGACTACATACAACTAATCAGCAGCGACCTGCACGCCGCGCGCTTTGAGCAGCTCGACGACATCGCCCGCCGCCTGCTTGCGCTGGCCCAGGAACTCAATATCGTCATCCTCGTCGGGAGCCAACAGACAGCAGTGGGCGATTACACCCAAACCAAAGGCTCGCGTGGGCTTGACGAGGCCGCCGACATCGTGATACAGATACGGCGCGGCAGGAAGAGCGGGCTGAGCGAGGACAAGCAGTACAACACCCACCTCGGCTATCTCCTGGTGCGCAAGGACCGGATGGGTGACGCCGCCGGTAAGCGCATCCCTTACGTCTTTGACAAACTGCGCGACAGGTACTGGAGCGTCCCCGATCTGCAGGAAGCGTACAGCAGAGGCCAGCCCGACCTGCCGCCTATGGAGGACAACGATGATGAATAGGACGCGCAAGGGCACCCAGGGCGAAAGAGACGTGAGACGCTGGCTCGAGGACCAGGGCTTCGAGGTCTATCGCAGCACTTGCTCGGCGGGCACGTTCGACCTCATAGGCTTCAGAATCGTCGAGACCGACACCGGATCCCGCATTGAGGTCCGCGCCGTGCAGGTCAAGCGGTTCGGCAAGAAGCGGTCATACGGCAGAAAAGCTCTGCTCGCAAAGCTCGGCGAGTGGTCAGGCTTTGCCTGGATAACCCCAATACTTGCGGAAAGGCAGGACAGGCATGAGTGGCGTTACGACTGCGCTACCCCCCAAAGTTGAGTACCATCGCCCGAAAGTCTGGGCACGGGCGGGCGCCTGCAACGCCATCTGTCTCGTCGGCCAACTGGATTCTATGGTCGGTAAACTCGGCGAGGGCACCGCTATCTTCTTCATGGTGGTCAACGAGGCCCTGGCCACTGACCCCGACAAGCCCGCCGACAAGCCCGCGAGAATCCCCATTGTCTGGCGCGGCAAGACGGCTAGCGTCGTGCGGAAGCTGCTCACAGAGGGCCAGTGGGTGATGGTCAATGCGCAGTTGTATAGCACGTGGGAGGAGGACGAGAACGGCGAGCCACTCCAGGTCTGGGAAATCCAGGGCCAGCGCTTTCACTGCATCACGAGCCGCGAGGAAGCATCCCAGTTGATGAGGAAGGAGCCGAGGCGCGGCGACAACTGGAGGGAGGAGGTTGACATCTTCACCATGAGATAAGCCCGCCCCCGCATAAACGAGGGCGGGCTTCACCGTGCTACTCCACCTGACCGTCGGGCACCTCACCCATCTCCTTCAGTTCCTCCATCTTCTTCCTCGCTTGCTTCGCGAGCAGCTCCTCGTATGCCCAATGCAGGTCCTCGCGTTCAATAGCCCAGATTGCATTCACCGACACGCCGAGGGCTTTCGCCACATCGCTCTGCCGCAGGCCCAAAGCGCGCCGTCGCTCAGCTCTGGTCATCGTCATCATTGTTCACCTCCTCATCCTCCCTGAACACGCGCAGAAGAGTTGCCCGCTTCGGTTCGCCAGGTTCACGCCTGTACTCCCTGCAAAGCACCCACTTGTAGTAAGGGCTATCCCCCTCCGTCCGCAGGACAAACGTATAGACTAACTTGTCTCCGCCCGTGTGTTTGTCTGCCCCTGCACTCATGGCCTCCACAAGGACCCAACGCACTTCAGGGTACGGTCTCTGAACACCCTCGAATGTGAAGCCCGTGTACTCGGCAGGCAGCACAGCCACAATCTCCCTTATGGCCAGTTGCCGCGTGAAGCGAGGCGGAGTGTATGGCTCAAAGTGCGGGACATCAACGCCCCAGACCTCCAGCACCTTGCGGAAATACCTGCAGAACACGGGGCCATGTGCATCCTCCAGGTCATCCGGCGACTGCACGTCCTGCAAGTAGTGTGCGAACTCGTGAAGCACGGTCGCTTCGCTCACCGGCGGGTTAAGCACGATGACGTGTTTCTCGTCATCATAGTATCCAGGACGCTTCAACCGGCGGCTGAACCGCACCGGAGGCTCCTCCACCTCGAACCGAGAGGCCAGCTTTTTGAGCCTGCGTTCGGCCTCCGCTTTACCGACCATGTTGTGCTCCAGCTTCTTCTTCGCGAGGACCAGGCCAGGGTCCCAGCGAAATGTGTAGTCGTGTAGGTACTTCACTGCTGTATCACCTCGTCGCTCATGAATGCCCTCCCTCGGCAATCACAGCACCTGCATCGGCATAAGAAGATATTGCCTATCCTCCTCCCGAAGTGCAAATGCCTTTAACGGTTCTTGGTACTCCAGCGTCACCTCCTCGCCCTGGAGCATCTCGAGGCCGCGAGCAAGGAAGCGGTAGTTCAAGGCAAACGGTTCCGCTTCGCCTGTCCAATGCGCGGGCACTTGCGCTTCTGCGCTACCGGCCTGCCTGCTACTGGTGACAAGGTGTAGCGCGGCGTTGTTCAGCTCAAAGACTATCCGCCCGCTTGCCTCTGCTGCTATCGGCGTCAACTGGTCTATGGCATCCAGCATATGCTTGCGGTTGAACGTGATTCGGCACTGCATATTCTCCGCAGAAGGGACAACCTTCTCGCAGTTCGGGAAAACCCCGTCAATAGGCTTTGCCCACACGGTGGTACCCCTGTTATGCAGGAACACATGCTCCTTGCCTATCACCAGTCGGGTTCCGTCGCCCTCGGCACGCTTGGCTGTGATACCTGTCCACAGGTTCAGTGCCTTGACCGGAACAATGCAGTCATCGCCTTCATGCACCCGCGCAGCCAAAGTTACCCGCGCAAGCCGATGGGTGTCCGTAGCCACGAGGTCCAGCGCACCTTCGCGGAGCCGGAACAGTACGCCTGTAAGTATCGGGCGAGCTTCATCCGCCGAGGCTGCAGGCGCAACTGCGTCAATTGCCTCCCGCAGTTCGGCAGTGGGGAAGTCCACCTCCACCTCCGGCGATTCGTCGCCAACCGCAGGAAACTCCTCGGCAGGGTGAGTCTCAATAGCGCTCACCACATCGCTGCACTCGACGCGGAGCATGTCACCGTCACGGTGCAGGTTGATAACCGCGTGCTTCGGCAATCGCCGCAGAACGCTTTTCAGCACAGCCGCCTCAGGACATACCGGTGGAAGGCTACCCCGCGCCTTCACTTGCTGACGGATACCGAACTCGCGCCTTGTCGCGCTCACACGCAACTGCCCCTCATCGCCCTCCAGTAGCAATGTCCTGAATATAGGCGGCGCGGGTGTAGTGCCCATATTACCCCAACCACCCCAACCAGTGCGAGTGGGAAATGTGGTCGTTGTCGCCCTCGAGGCCGACTTCACAACGTCCAACAGGTCATCCCTCCAGACATTCAGCCCCTCCGCCGGAACCGGCAATTCGGCCTGTCGCTTCTGCTTGCTCCTCCTTCGGGGTTTGAGGCCTTCGGCAAGCTGCACAAGCGCGTCTCGCCAGTCCAGGCGGCCCTCCTCAACTTCACTCGTCAATTGCTGTACTAACTTTTGTGCTTTGGTCACTATGCTCTCCTCCTTCGCCCGTTTCTGCGGGCTTGTATTGTGGTGAACGCTGCAACTGCACAGTCGCCACATGCCAGCCGAAGTATGGTGTAGGGGCTTCGCGGCCAAACCGCGCAACCGCACATACATCGCCTGCCGGCGTAGTGACGAACAATTCCCTGCGATCGCCCGCGCGGATGATGTCCTGAACTTTGACTTCCTCCGGTTTACACCCCAGGCGGTCGGCTATCTCGCGAATAATCACTCGCCTGTTAAAGCGCGGGTTGTACGGCTTATACCAGGGGGCCTCCACCCCCCACACCTTGAGCACCCGCCGGAAGTCACGGCAGAAACCAACACTATGCACGTCATTCAGCGCGCTTATAGCGTCGCGGAAGTGGCGCAGGTGATGCGTGAACTCGTGGAGTACCGATGCTTCGGTTATACGTGCAGGCCCGAAGCAGATGATTCCTTCCGTTGCATTATAGTAGCCACCCCGCATCCCGTTCTTCACCTGCAGGCGCGGCACCGGAACCCCGAACTCTTCAGCCAGCAAGTGCAACATTGCCTCTGCGTCTTCGGCATCAAGCGGGCGTTTTTCCAGCTCCTCCTCGGCGAGGACTAATCCAGGGTCATACCGGTATGTCCAGTCCCTGCGAAGTTTCATTCTGCTCCTCCTTCTGCCCGCACACGCGGGCTTAGTGTGTAAGCCCTCACCAGAGGGCAGGTGCAGACCTGCCCTCGGCGTGAAGGCTCAGCACGGCGGCAGCGGCGAGACTGAGTCCAGGTACTCTCTCCGCTCCTCTTCAGCCTCTCGCCACTCCCGCAACTCGTCCTGCAACGCAACCAACACCGCCTCTGCGGGCGCATACCGCAGTACACGTGCCGCCTCCTCTGCGCCGCGCACCGGCACTTGCTGGCCGGTAGCCACCCTGCATACGTACTTGCCAATGTCATCCTCGGTAAACCCGCTACCGTCAGCACCAAACCTCCACTCCACCAGGTCTGCAACTGCTTGGCGTACGTCCATCTTGCTCTCCTCCTTCGGGCTTAGAATGTCTCGCAACAACGGACTGTTTACATCGTACTCCCTAACTTCAACCTGCATCTCGCTCTCCTCCTTCTTGCGCTTGTTTGATTGTACACTATACATATACCACATTCAACGCCGTTTATAACCCGTTTGTTCCAACTTTTTTCGATTTGGGGAATGGCGACAGGCCAGAAAGCCCTGCGGCTCTAAGGCTCCTGGCCGAAAAAAAGTTTGAGAGAGTGCCCTCTGACCGGCTTCTATTATTGACTACCGCAATACATAGTAACCCCTCTCCTGGCTCAGTACCCAAAGTTTACAGCGTGGTAAAGTTTCTTCAGGGGGGTAGTAAAGAAATTTTACTACCCCCCTCACAGGATGGCATTTATTGAGGTAGGCAAGAGTTTAGTGCAAGAGGCGTCCCATCGCTCTCCTAAGTCCAGCAACACCAAACAGTTATATACCTGCTTGCTGTTCGCTGGCGCGTTGTCCGATATGAGGCAGGTGCCCCAAAACGCACAGTCAGCGTGTCCCAAAAGAGGCAATTTCGTCGTGTCTGCGTGGCGTGACGGGCATTTTCGGGCTGATTTGGCCTGTGTTTGACGTGAAACAGTGCGATTTACCCTCTGACTTGTACAGATAATGGGTGTTATGTTGACTCTTGCGGTATAATGTGACGCGCGTGTGTGATGCCAAGTGGCGTACCCCCACCCCCCGTTCCAAAGCGGCCCCGAGGTTTCCCTGCGCGTATAGTATAACCTGCTCTCCTAATGACGGGGATGGTCTCGGCCCCTTATAAGCACTGAATACCCTTCTCGTGCGAATAGAGCGATTCTGAGCGGTTTTGAGCAGATTCTGGTATGATACCACTAATTTCTCATAGAAACGCCATACAGAGCGATTATGGCGATTTAGCGGGTATCTGGCTTTGTCACCTGTCTGCCTGTCTGCGTGCTCCGCACAGGCAGGCGTGCAACGCACAGGCAGGCAGTGATGTCGAATCGGGGCAGGATATTGGAGTAGAGTCACGAAGCACAGAGGTCGAGAGGGGAGGGATGGAGTGAGCTGTAGCGGGTGAAGTAAGAGCAGCGAGAACCCAGTCGTAGGTCGTTGTGGGGAGGATGGGAAGGGGGGGGGACATGAGGGGGGGGTAAGGAAGGAGGGGAGGAGAACGTGTCGGGGTGAGGACTACGTTGGGTATTTACTTCGTCCTCACCCCTTACTTGGAGGAAGTAAGTAGGGGGGGTTTAGGGGGCCTGGGGGGCAGGGGGGGGGTAAAAAAGTTGAGCGGAAGGGTTGACTCTCTGGGGAAAAGTGTGTAATATGGAGACAGTAGCAATCAACCATCGGGAGGTGCGTGGCATTTTGAAGGACAACCGCTATAAGCTTCGGTTCGAGCCTTTTGACCGGCGAGATGGGAATGGAGGAGTTTACGCGGCATATGTGGAGTATCCGTGCGTGTTGCAGTTCCCGTACACCGTCCACTGGATCAAAAGGGACGAGGGCGAGGACTGCAACAGCTACTTCCATTGGTACGTTGCGCCTGGGAACTGGATTGTCCAAACCACGGAGGGCGATAGAATCGGTATAGAGCTTTTGCCGCACGCCGAGTTCGTCAAAAAGTACGACAGCTCAACCGGGGGTATGGTGCGGATCCGCGGGAACGATTTCTTCACTACGACAATCAAAAAAATACGCGTGGGTTGATTCGCTGGGCAGCTGGCGATAGGCTGAAAGATGCTTCTGGGCGGGACCTGCCGGATGAGACTTGTGAGTTGATACCTGCAAGGAACCTGGTTGAGCACATCCCCCACGACCAGTCGGCACGACGGCTTATGCCAGGCGCAGGTGGTAGTGGCTGACCTTACGAAGAGGCCCCAACCAGCGGGCTACATGGAGCCGAGAAATGAGTACCGAGGCGGATGACAGCTACCAAAAGCTTCTGGCTGCAGTGCGGCGTGATGCCGAGCAGGTAATTAAGCACGGGCAGGCCGGATTGAGCAGCCAGGCACGCACCTGGTACGCCCACGTCAAGCGCGAGATGAGCGATTCGGACTGGATTGATCGGCGGGTGCGGCTGCTGACGGAGTTGGAGCAGTTCATCGGAGAGTTCTTCGGGCTGCGATTCGGGGGGCAGTGGCTTCACAAGCCGGTGCACAGACCCCTTTTCCGCTACCTTGACAAGTCGGTGCCGCTGGTTGCGGACCGGCCGCTCAAGCAGACATCGCGACTGTTCCTTGCGGCGCGCAACACGTTCAAAACCAGCATATTCGTGCCCTACGAGACGCAAATCACGCTGCGGGACAAGGAAGTGCGGTGCCAAATCGGTGGGTTCCGGCAGGCGGAGAGCGAGCACCGGCTGGCGATGGTAAAGAAGCTCCTTGAGTCCGAGCAGGCATGGTTTTGGTTCCCTGACCACGTGTGGTACAATGATGACAAGCCCAGGACGGTGCGGTGGACGAAGGATGCGCTTGACCTTCGCGGGAGGCGGCAGCTCGTTGACCCGTGTATTTGGGCCGTCAGCTACGGCGTGTCGGTTGCCGGTGCGCACGCCCACAACCGCCTGCTTGACGACGTTGTGAACGAGGAGACGTGCAACACAGCGGACCTGCTGCAGAAAACGATTTCGACGTGGGAGTATCTGAACCCGTGTAGCAGCTTGAACCTCATCGAAGACATCGTGGGCACCTTCTACGACCGCGACGACCTGTACAGCTGGCTGATTCGGGAAGGGTTCGTGCAGTACAAGTGGATAGTACCGGCGTACGTTACAAAAGAGTGGCTCCGCGACTACCCTGAGATGCAGGACAAACTCGAGTTCGACGAGTACCCGCTCGGCAAGCTGCTCTTCGAGAATCGGTTGACGGAGGAGTTCCTCGAGCAGGCGGCTGAGCGGCTAAGCGACTACGTGTTCGGCTGCCAGTACCTGCTGAACCCGACCGCAAAGACCAGCAGGCTGAAGAGGGAGTGGCTGCGTCCGTTCAAGCAGGAGGAGCTGCCGAAGAACGTCGTTTACTACATGACCGGCGACCCTGGCGTAAGCACGAAGGCTGGTTCCAGCGAAGGCGCGCTGGTGGTGTGCGCGTGGACGCATGATGGGCACTGCTACATCGTTGATCTGGAGGCTGGCAGGTGGAACACGCGCGAGTTTGCTCAGCGGGCCGTGACTATGTACAAGCGGTGGGCAGGCCCTGACTTCATGGAGTTTGGGATGGAAAGGGTGTCGTTCCAGGCCGCACTGCACGAGGTGATTCGCCTCGTCGCGCAGGAGGAGGGCATAGGCGACCTGCCGCTTGTGGAGCTGCCAGGCGCGTACCTTGGCGTGGGGCGTCGGGTTGACAGAATATCAGGCCCCGCCTCAATGGGGATGATTCACTGTGCTGACCATCTAATACCGCTGCTCATGCCGCAGTGGGAGCGTTTCCCCGACCCGAGCGGGCGGAACATGGACAGGCTTGACGCGGTGTCGTACCAATTCACAGTTGACAAAAACGGTGAGAGGTGGGTAGTCTTGCCATACGAACCCGCGCTCGAGGCCTCCCCGTCGGACTACAGCAAGCTGCTGCCGTCGCAAAGGCCGCCCGAGATGCGAAAGAGCAGCAAGAACTGGAGGTTGATGTGACACCGATACTGCTGAGCGATGCGATGAAACTGTTCGGGCTACAATACCACGAACTCGTGCAGTTCCCGAGGGTACGAGTACATGGCGACAAGAGGGCATACGTGCGCAAGGAGGACATCCAACTGCACCTTGGGCGGCACGGGAAGTTCCTCTCCGAGGGCGAAGCGGAGATTATTCAACTGCTGCGCGTCAAGCCTCCAGGGTTATCTGCACCGCCCACGCACAAGGAAGTTGCAGCGTTCCTAAAACGCCCAATCGGTACAATCAGTGGCCGCATAACGCGCCTGCGGGCACTGGGCTACATGGCACCAGGCGCCTACAGGCACAGGGGCCTCGCCCTGGCTATCAAGTGACGAAATTATGTCAATTTATGAGTAAGTGTTGCCTTTTGCCGCTTTCGGTGGTTATAATGCCAGTGGGAGTGGCGAATCATGGCCGAAGGCGGCAAGACGAAGCCCGAATCGGTCTCATACATGCTGGGGCTGACCAAGGAGCTTCGCCAACAGTATTCGGTGATGTGGAAGGAGTGGCTGACCGACCTCAGCTACTACTATGGCCGCCCATCGCTGAATGACGCAAACAAGGTCACGAACGACCTCATCGTCAACCTCGTGTTTGCCAGCGTCGAAACCCACGTATCCCACATGTTGCTCTCGAAGCCCGAAATCTTCGTTCGCGCCGTGCAGGAGGAGTACGACGATGCCGCAGCAGCCGCGACGAACATCCTGCATTCGGTGCAGATTGAGGCGGGCCTTCAAGCCTCCTACCAGCGCCTCTGCCGCATAGCCTCTCAAACCGGCACCTCGCTGATGCTTGTGAGGTGGGAGCAGCCGACCGGACGCCCTGGTCAAATCAAGCTGGATGTACTTGACCCGTTCACAGTTTACGTTGACCCGAACGCGACCTCGATTGATGATGCGGAGTACATCATCATCGAGAAGTACCTGACCATCGCCGAGGCCAGGCGGCAGTTTCCCCTTATGGCTGACGCCATCCCCGAGATGCCGAAGGTTCAGGTTGAGGAGCCGAGCTACCTCAGAAAAGCGGCGAAGCTTGCCAGGGCCCCTGGGCCGAATGAATTGAAGGAGAAGGAGAACAAGCGCCTTCGCTACCTGCAGGCATGGGTGCACGGCGGGAGGGTTATCGTCGAGATTCTGGGCGATATGCACGTAAAGCAGCGGATTCTGACCGAGGAGCGCGAATCACCGTACCCGAACCCGAACTACCACGGAACGTTCCCGATAGTGCCATTCTATGCGACGCAAGACGCAAGGAGTTTCTGGGGCATAAGCGACATTCGCAACATTCGAGACCCGCAGGATGAAGTGAACAAGCGCATGAAGCAGGTCATCGAGGTGGCCGACCACATGCGCATAATCCAGAGCAAGCTTTTCGTGCATTCGCGTGATAGAGACGTTGACACCGACGCGCTCAAAACGACCGACTTCGAGATCATCAAGGTGCAGGACATCGCGCACGGCGTGCCCCGCACGATTCAGTCGGACGCATTGCAGCAGTGCGGAATCCTGCTCCAGATGTCGCAACTGTCGGAGTACAACATTGACCAGATAACGGGCCTTTACAATCCGGCGAAGGGCGAGCAGGCGACGGGAGTGTATTCCGGCAGACATGCTGCGGCATTACAGTCGGCCAGCGCGATACGATTCCAGCCGCGCCTGGATTCCGTGGTTACATCCTTCCGCAGGCTCGGGCACCTCATGCTAAGCCTTCTGCAACAGTACCAGATGATGGACATAAACAAGCGCACGTACTACAACCCCAAGGGCGGGCAAATCAAGACGCACGATGAAGAGGGCAAGCCGATACTACCAGTCCTGCAGGACAAGGACGGTAAGCCGCTTGACTTCGTGCCTGGCTTTGACCCCCGCTTCGAGATAGTAGTGCAGCCGACCGACGAGGTGCCGATGGCGAACCAGGCCAGAGGGCAACTGTTGCTGCAGATTATGCAGGCCGGCGGTGCCGACATCGAGGCCGTCGTCAGAGCGCTGCGGCTGCCGAACGGTGAGGCCATGCTCGAACGCATAGGCAAGAAGGCCGTCGCCGGACTCTCACCGGTCGCTTACTACCCCGACGAGGTAGTCGAAAAACTGTACCAACTTGCAATGCAGCGCATCAAAGAGCAGGTTCAAGCCGGAAACAGGGAGGGTGCCCTCAATGAAATGTACGGGCCAGAGGGGGCCGCCGCGCCAGAGGAGCAAGGCCAGCCCCCCCCGCCAGGTGCTGGAATAAGCCCTGAGGAACAGGCGATGATGCAGGCGCTGGCGGAGGCTCAAGGCCGCCCGATGGGAGGGTAGCGCAGGATGCCCATTCCTCGGCGCCGGAAAGGTGAGAGCGTGTCCTCATGGCGGTACAGGATAATGCGGACGGAGATGGAGTACGGGAGGCCGGAAAAGCAGGCGTGGGCAATCGCGTACAGCGAGACGAGGACGGCTGGCTCAAAGAAGCGGAAAAGTGGTCGTGGTTCTACCAGGTCGCGACGTGGCAAATCCAAGAAGAAGGCGAGGAAGATGGCCAGAAAGAGGGCAAGGCGCGGCTCCAAAGCGAAATCGAGGAGTAAAACGCCGCAGAGAGGCTTCCAGGCGATAAAGAAGGCCAAAGTGGCGCAGATACGGGCGCGAGGGAGTAAGACGGCAGGCGGCAAGAGAATCAAGGACCCCGAGGCCTATGTGGCGGCAGGGCTTAGGCGCACCGGTATCGCAAAATACGGCGAAAAGGGGTTCGCGGCTCGGCAGAGGAAGGGCCGCAGGAAATCCAGCAGAAAGCGGTAGGCGGGCTTATGGCAAGAAAACCGGTCCCACCAAAGCGGATGGCTAAGCCGAAGGCGGTTGCGCCCGAGGAGGCCCTCAACCCGATTGCCGAGATTCGGAAGAAGGCGCAGGTCACAGCGGCGCAATTCGCTGTTGCGATAGATGTGCCGGTCAGCGTGATAAACAATACCGAGGCCGGAGTCTATCCCGACCTCACGACCAGCCTACGGGAAGGCCTGAGACTGGTAGGCCTTGACCCCGACGAAGTGAACAAGCGATACGTCGAGTGGGTGAAGACCCGCAAGGAAGTCAGTTTGGACGACATACGCAAGAGACTCGCGAAGAAGTAGGCCCCAATAATGAATACGGAGGTATCTAAGATGGAACGTCCCGACGAAACCCAGCCCTCCGCTGAAGGCGTGCTCCCGAACGATGGCGGACTCGGCGATACGCCCCCGACCAGCGACAGCGGACTCAGCAGCCAGCCTGAACCGGAACTCGGCGTGGATGCAGGGGACATTCCCGACGACCCAGAGCAGCTCAAGCAGATGGTCGCCACCCTCACCAAGCGGTTCAAGGACACGCAGGCCAAGTTGACCGAGGTGTCCACCGAACTCGCTCGCGTGAAAGAGGATTCTGGCACCACCGGAGAGCCGACCTGGGGAGGACAGGGCGCGTCGGTTCCAGACCCTTGGGACCTCGTTGCGCCCGAGACGGAAGCCGTTGCGCCGGAAGCGCAGGCTATCCAGCAGTTGCAGCAGCAGGTCAGTGTGCTGAGCGCCGTGGTTGCCGACGTTGGTATCGAGAATCAGATGCTGAAACTCGAGGACCAGATAGGCCGGTCCTTGACGTCGGAAGAACGGCAATCCATTCGCAAGTTCTGCAATGATCGCCGCACAGCGGACGTCGCAGGTGCGTGGAAACAGATAACCTACGACCGAGCAATTGCAGAAGCGAAGGAACGCGGCAAGCAGGAAGCGCTCAAGGAACTGCAGCAGGCAAAGCAGGGTAGCCAGAAGCCGCCTCCAGGTGAAACGGCAGAACCTGCGCTTGGTGGAGAGGGCGGTGCAGTCAGCTACGACGAGGCTATCCGGTACGCCATTGAACGGGGAGACATCCCAGGCGTGGATGAACCGTTGTAGAACGCAGCACCATGCTCCTCCGCCTCGCGACAAACATGGAGGTAAAGCATGGCTACGGCTCTTACAACGACCATCGAAAGCGCAGCCAAAGCTTGTCGCCTTCCATTCACTGACCAAATCTACAAGCGCGGCTACCTTGGGCAGGAGCTGTGGCGCAATAAGATTGTCACCGGCGGCGGGAAGTACATCTACCTGCCGGTCAACCTGAGCGCCACCGGTCTGGTCGGGACTCGTAGTCCTGGCGAAGCGATAAGCTACCAGACACCTGATACCATCAAGTCGCCGGTGCTTGATTGGCGCTACTACTGGGCGGCTGGCTCGATTCCGAGGGAGTACATCAAGCAGGCCAGCGGTCGCAACCAAGTAGTTGACCTGGTCAAGAATGAGATTCAGCGACAAGGCCGAGAGCTGCGGCAGCACATCTGGACTCACGTGTACACCGGTACTGGCGACAGCCAAATCACCGGACTGGTTGACATCTGCAGCACCAGCAATACGTATGCGGGGCTTAACCGCTCCACGTACACCAACTGGCAAGGCAACGTGTCCACCGAAACAAGCGTCGAAGACGCGGACATGAACACTGCCATTGCCGCATGTTCACAGGACGACGAGCGCCCGAACCTGATTGTCACGAACACGGCATTGTGGCTTGAGATGCAGAGGGTCTGGGCGCTGCCGTACATGCACTACACCGACACGAAGAACGCCAACTACGGGTTCACCGGACTGTCATTCTCCGACATTCCGGTTATCCACGACGACCTCTGTCCCTCGACGTACATTGCCATCCTGAACACCAAGTATCTGCACTGGGTGGTTCCGGACGCCAATGACCCGTTCGAGGTGGAGACGTTCGTGGACGAGTCCGACGTACCAGGCGTGAAAATCCGAATCGCGCCCATGCTACAACTGGCGTGCACGTGGCCGAAGTACCAGTACCTGTTCACATCGGCCACGTCCATCGTCAAGGCGTCATAAGGGAGGTGGCATACAATGGCGCACGTTGGAAAGGTTAACGCAGTTGCAGTGCCGCTTGGTGCCACCACATCCGCTGGCACCTTGACGCACGAAGTTGACGCGACAGACGGTCGGGCGCAGTACAAGTTCACGCATAGCGCGACGGCTACCGTTACAGTACCGTTCGAGGTTGTGGTTCCTCGGGGCTGCAACGAGATTGTGGAGGCCTTCGTCTATCACCAGGCGAACCAGGCGGACGCCACCAACAAGCTCACGCTGACGGTGTACGGTAGTGATGCGGCGACGACTGCGACGACCGCGCACACGGGCACAGCGTGGACGAGCGCTACGGTGGACTGTAGCGGAATCACCGTCGCGCCGTACAACGAGACCCCATCCACCGCAACGGGTCTGCCTGGAGTCATCTTCGGGCAGATAGAAGTGGTTGTGGACGCGAACGATACGGGGACTTTCAGTCTGCCAATCTTCGTGTTCCAGGAGAACCTAATGACCGGATGATGGAGGTGAAAGGGGAGGGGGCCAGCCCCCCTCCCCGCCCGTATGATAGAAAACAGCGCCGAGCCGGTTGTCAAGGGTGCGAAGCCCGAAAACGTGCCAGTTGCTCCGCTCCACAATACGCGAGAGGTCGCAAAGCGAAGAGCACACGCGGTTGACGTGTCTTTCCAACTCGTCATGCCCGAGGAGTTCCCTCTTCTCAATCCTGTGGTGAGAAGCGTTCTTACAAGGGAACTTGGCGTCAAAGAGGCTGACCGTATCGCCAACCTCATAAAGGAAGAGGGCGGCACCCGATGCGCAGGCGGCTGGCTCCCCACCGACGTGGCGCTGAACCTGACTAACCAGATTGCAACGCTGCCGCTTGCCACCATGCAGGCGATGGTACAGACGGCGTCCGGACCGGAGCGCGGGCCCCAACGCGATTCGCTCGTCAAGGACGCGCTGGAAAAGGATGTGGAGTACATCTTCATACAGGACTCGGACGTGCTACAGCCTGCGAATGCGTTCGCAATGCTCAAGGGCGTGATGGATGAGCACAGTCTCGACATTTGTGCGGGCGTGTACTTCACCAAAACGTCGCCGTGTCAGCCCCTCATAGGCATAGGGCCTGACCTACCCTTCTGGGATGGCTGGTACGAGGACAGATGGAAGGTTTGGGAATGCACGCTGGTGGGCAACGGATGCTTGCTCGTGCGGAGCGATGTGTTCCGCAACATAGAGCCGCCGTGGTTCCTGGATGTGGCGGAATTGCACCCCGACGCACCGCCTACCAGTATGACCGACGATGCACACTTCTGCCGCAAGGCTATGGACGCGGGCTACAAGATTCACTGCTACACCGGTGTCACCTGCGGCCACCTGGACATTCACAAGGGTGTTGTTTACGGTTTCGACCCAGAGAAGAAGCGACCTGCTTGGCGAAGGTTGCGCGGCACGTGGCAGCCCTTCGTCGGCGACGTAGTCCCGCTGGAGGAGGGTGGGGATAATGGCAACGCTCTCGGACATCAGGCAGCAGGTTAGGGATTATATCGGCGAGCCGACGGCTCAGCACTGGTCCGACGTGCTGCTCAACCGCTTGATAAACAACGCCTACCGCGAGGTGGCAATTCAGACCCGTTGCGTAGGCTCAGACTGGACCGATGATACCGGCGCGGACCAGTCGGACTACCCTCTGCCCGAACAACTTATGCTGCCCCCCGACGGCGTGATATACGACTACACCGGAACACCGAGGCAACTGGCCTACACGCCGATGCGAAGCAACTGGGCAACCTGGAAGCGGGCAGGTTCGGGCACGCCGGTGTACTACACGGTCCTGCGCTACAAGCAGCAGCACATGCTCCGGTTGATGCCTGCCCCTTCGTCGGCGTCGAAGCAGTTGTACGTATGGGGCGCCTGGATTCCTGACTCGCTGAGCGCGGATAACGATGTCCTCGAAATGCCGCTGCAGGCGCACGAGGCAGTCGCCCTGCTCGCGGCCTACAAGGCGTTCGCTGAGTGGGAAGAGTGGGACCAGGCGAACCAACTTCTCCAGTTCTACGTTGTTGCCCGCGACAATGTGATTGCGGATATGAAGAGCGGCGGGCCTATTGTGGACACGCAGGGGACATCTGGGACGGTCGAACTGGCAGGACTGTTACCGTCGGAGGTGGCGTAAGTGCCTCTGTGGGATGAGGCGAGCCACCCGTCGTCAACAGCGACGGAAGCAAGCCATCCGTCATCTACGGCAATGGAGGCGAGCCACCCGTCGTCAACAGCGACGGAAGCAAGCCATCCGTCATCTACGGCAATGGAGGCGAGCCACCCGTCGTCAAGTTGGGAGGAAGAGCCAGTGGCACACTGGGGTGCAATTGTAGGAACGCTAAGTGACCAGACAGACCTGCAGACCGCGCTTGACGCGAAACTGTCGGTGTCGGACGGGACACTGACCTCCGTGCCCCGTCTGCCTCCCGACCGAGACATTGATAATCTTCATAGCATTGTTGATAAAGTGTACGTGGATGAGGCAGTCGCTTCTCTGGCCGCGCGATATTATATGCTGGACGACGATGACCCGACCGGTTATAAGTTGACCTCCTTGGATGCTTCGTCAGACCCCACCGCATCTTACTCGAAGTCCGGCTTGAGCGACGGCGAGTTGATAATGGGGTGGATTCAACCGTCCGGTGATGACTTGACCACCCTGATAGCGGGCGTCTATGCTGCGAGGATATTCGCCGAAAAGACCTCCGGCAACAAGACCCTCCGCCTCTACTGGCAACTTGTGGAGCGCAAGTCCGACGACAGCGAGGTAGTTATCGCTACGTCGAACGAGAGCGACGAAATCACCTCCAAGTCGCTGCACATAATCTCCGTGCTCCTCACCGACGACTATACAATTGACGACGGTTCGCGGATAGTAGGCAAAATCTACGCTGCCGTCAGCGGAGGCGGCGGTGCGCCGTCGGTAACGTTGTACTACGAAGGCGACGAGGACAGCGCGTGGGAGATTCCGGTAAACATAAACCTCCTGGACGGGCGTTACCTGAAGACCGACCAGAGCACGCCGCAGACCGTCAACGGCGGCGCGCCGACGTTCGCCGGTGGCCTGAACAGCACAATCGGCACCTTTACCACGAAGGTAGTCACACCGCTGCTGCAACCTTCCGGCGGCGACCAGGTGATAAAGCTCGGCGACAGCGCGGGCGCGAACAAAGTATCAATCGAGGATGTGGATGGGGTTATTCGGGGAGGCTGGACGTCAGACGGCATTATCTTTACAGGCGAAGATTTGCCGTCTGTTTCGGAAACCAGCGGGGACGCAGCGATTAGGGGCACCTACCGCGCGAAGGCGCGTAGCGGAAGCGACAACAGGTTCTTTGCATTCTACAATTCTGCTGGCACATTTATTGGCACAGTAAGAGAGGCGTCAACCGCTGGCGCAGGAGGGCTGGACTATCGAGGAGTTCGCAAGGGTGGGTCAGGCGCGGGCAATCTGTTTCGGGGCTATGTTACCAATGATGATGGTTCCGAATTAGCGTGTAACCTATTCGTCGGTGCGAAGGGCGCAGACGCCGACGCAACAGGAAGCACTCTGGCGACGACGCCTGTGGCCATCTTTCGGAACAATGTCTATACCATCCTTACCGTCGCCGCTAACGGAGCGACTACATTTGAGCCTCGCATTACGACTGAGAAGGGCGTAGTCATTAGGGGGAAAGAAGGTCATACGGCCAACTTATTCGAGGTGCAAGACTATACAGAGGCTGTTAAGGCCTACTTGACCCCTGCAGGAGAGCTGGGGCTGTCCGGTGCGATTGTGGTTGGTGGCGACCTGAACCATGACGGGGAAAACGTCGGCTTCTACGGCGCAGAGCCGGTCGTGCGACCCACTATAACGGGCGTGCGCGGCGGCGGGGGAACCGCTAATCTTCTGTCGGCCTTGGCAGGCATGGGGCTTATAGAAGACAACACGACCGCCGCAAAGAGCGAAATCAAGTTGCCCGTCGGTTCGCCCTCCGAGATGACCGCCCAGATTGACCAGGACAAAGACCTGCGGCTGCTCTTCGACGACACCACAGTAGAGCACGCCGTCTGGCAGTTCAGGATGCCCGACGACTATGGCGGCAACCTCGTCGCCAAGATTCAATACACGATGGCCTCCGCAACGAGCGACAAGGTGGACTTTGAGGTCTCGGTCATGGCGGTCAGCGGCGGCGACGCGCAGGACTTGGACGCCAACTCCTACGACACGGCGAACGCGGCCAACGCTACTGTGCCTGGAACGGCGGGCTATCTTGGCGAGTTGACCATAACACTGACGAATGACGATGACGTAGCCGCCGGTGACTATGTGCGTATCAAGCTGGAGCGCGACGCCGACGACGCGACCGACGACACCGCAACCGGCGACTGCGAAGTCCGCAACGTCGTCTTAGAGTACGAGGTGGCGTGATGGCGATTGAGTTTGACGGTAATAATCAATACATAAGCGTACCATCACTTGCAATAATTGAACTGGCAAATGGTTTTACTTGGAGCGCCTGGTGTAGGACAACGGCTTACGATGAATTCTGGATGTGGGTTTTTTCTTCTTCCTTGAGATCCTCAGCTCATTACGCTTGGTTTCAGATTGGCAAAAAGGACTCAATAGGCGATGTCCGTTTTGAGACTGGGTCTTTTACGTCGAATACTTGTTTGGACACTACTGGCGAGAATATAGCAGATGGTAATTGGCATCATCTCGTTGGCGTATGGGACAGGAGCGGAGAAAAGAAATACATATACTTGGACGGGGAAGAAAAGGCATCGGCAATCGCCACAGTGGATGACCCAGTGGATGAATATGGCTACCTTTTGATAGGGGCACAATTAGAGATAGAACCTGGTCCAAGGCAGTTTTGGCAGGGCGATATAGACGAATGCTGTATCTGGGATGTCGCATTAGACGCCGACGAAATTGCTACCCTGGCTAAGAGCAAGCGCCGTCTGGCCCTATCCGTTCGCGGCGACCACGTTGTAGGCTATTGGCGTCTTGATGGGCCAAATGGAACAGTAGCGGCGGGCGCGAACAGTGTTCTCGACCTGAGCGGCAACGGGAACCACGGCACGCCGTACAACGACCCAGTTTACAGGGGCAGTATTCTGACGTATCCTGAGTGATGGGAGAGTGCATGATGGACATTGTAATCACGATACCTGACGACAACGCGCAGACGGTCATAGACTGCTTGTGCAAGGCGGGCGATTACGAGGCGACAATCGTTGACGAGGAAACCGGCGAGGAGCACCCGAACCCCGTCACGCCCTTGCAGTTCGCCAAAGAGCGCATTCATAAGCATATCCGCGATGTGGTCAGGGCGCAACTGCAGAAGGAATATACCAGGCCGATTATCGCGAAGGCGGCGGAGGACGCGGACATCGCCGTCGGCAGAATGAGGAAAAGGAGGGAAAAAGATGGCGACCTCAAGGAATCCGAGGGGGCTATCCCGTCCGCGTGACGGTCGGGGCCGAGGCAAAGGAATGCCAGGCGGTCGGCGCGGCGGGCGCAACACCGGTGGCTGCACAAAGGGCGGCCCTGGGCACGGCAGAGGTGGTGGACGTGGCAAAGGCAAGGGACGCAAAAAGTAAGAGCCATGCCGTATTAGGAGGACCGAAATGCTTAACAAAGATGACCTCGAACTGCTCCGGCAGATTGTGGCGAGAGGCGTGCTCACAATAAACGGAGAGCAGGCGCGGCTCATAGGCAGGCTGCTCGACAAGATTGAGCGGCTTCTCAAAGAAGAGGAGAAGCACGAAAAAGATGGCGGGCAAGAAGCGGAGGTTCGTCCTGAACCAGTGGAAGGGCCTCGACACCATGACAAGCCAGGAAGCCCGTGACCCTGGCCTGCTTGTAACCTGTAAGAACTGGGACTTCACTCGGCCTGGCCTAATGGTCAAGCGGCGTGGAATAGCTAACTGGGGAACCGCCGCCTCTCAGAACGTACAGCGGCTCCTGTTCCTCGACAGCGTGACCGGTGAGGGCAAATACGCTATAGTCCTCACGTCAAGCGGTGCGTACTACTCAGACGTGACCGGCGGCTCGCCCTCGACGTGGACGCTGTGCGACGGCACTTCGGGTAAGGAGTTTGTGGCGACCCACGCCTATGAGCGCGCGGCCTTCGTCAATTGGAAGCAAAATCTATTCGCCCTGTGCACCGAAAGCGGCGGGGATGCTACTCTGAAAATGTTCACCGACCAGGCGAAGTACCGAGACCCGTACCTCGCCGCGCCGACATCGGCTCCAACCGTAGCCACCGGTGCTGCAGGTGACCTTACCGGCGACTACTACTACAAAGTGTGCTTCCGATCAACTCGGCGTTCGGAAGCGGCGGACTACACCATCATAAGCAATCCAAGCCCAGCGAGTTCGCTTGTGCAGCCAAGTTCGCAGAAGGTGAACTTGACCAACATTCCCGTATCATCGGATCCCGACGCCACGAACAAGTACATTTACCGCACCAAAGCAGGCGGCAGCGTGTACTACTACGTTACATCAATAACAAACGCGACCACCAGCTACACCGACAACACGACCGACGACAACCTCGGCGCAGCGCTCCATGACGAGGACCATACGACGCTCACAGATTTGATTAGCGCTCCTTACTACGCCATCGAAGGGCACCGAGACAGGCTGTTTGTCGCGACCGGCAAGACCATCGCCTTCACTGAACCCGACGAACCTTACTATTGGGGCTACAGTTCCGATAGCGGGCGCACGACCAACACCATGACGCTGCCGATGGTCGAGGGCGAGGAAATCCGCAGCATGGCAAGCATCAACGGCGTACTCATTATAGCCACGAGCCGGTCGCTGTGGGAACTGGTAGGCTACTACAGGGATACCTGGGAACTTCACCAGGTTGCGAATGTGGGCTGCATTGCCCCGATGTCCTTCGCCAAGACGCCATACGGCCTCATATTCGCGAGTGACACCGGAGTGCACTTATACGACGGCGAGAGGCTCACGGAAATCAGCTTGCCGATTCGCAACAGGCTCGAAGGCCAGATGCACAGCTACGCGAGGGGCGTCTGGCACTATGACCGGTATCTGTTCGCCACGGGTTCGGCGGGAACTTTCGCGTACTTCCCTGGCACCAAAGCATGGACTGAGTACACCACAACCGGCTGGCCGACGCACCAGTGGGTTCATTCGGTTTTGTACAGCAGCTACTTCCCGCAGGCGCTGATTGCGGTGGACAATACGTCGGGGCAGCTTGTTGAATTGCTGAAAGACGGCACCTACGCTGACCTTGGTAACGCTTACACTGCACAGGCGACGACCGGAGTGCTACCGATAGCGCCGATGCAACAGAAGTCGTTCAAGCGCATATACCTGACTGCAGAGGCAGGCGGTTCGAGCACAATCGAAGTGAAGATTAGCCTCGATGATGGCACCGTCACCGATACAAGCAGCTTCACCACGTCCTCTTCTGTTGACAGGTATGCCGAGGCGCTTCCGGCGGGTATAGTGGGCGAGGAGGCAAGCATAGACATACAGCACAAGCTGAGCACCGGCTCCGAAATCGCGATAAGCGAAGTGGGCTTGGACTACAGAATCAGAGGGGCAGGCAGGCGCTAATGGCGACATGGCACGTACAGGGCGCCGGAGACAGCACGTACGACGGTTTGTACTACGAGGCCGGTACGTATGGCGGCGAGCCGTACTATGAAAAGCCTGGGGCCACCCGTTACCTGTACTACTACGTGACGGAACCACCCGAGTGGTACTGGGTGCTCGGTACAAACCCAGGCGACCTGCCTGCTTACAACGGCGAAGCCAACACGCCTCTGCCAGGGGGAACATGGAGTGTCTGGGGCGGGACTCCGCCAGCACCGACAGTTAGCGCGAAGGCTGCAGAAACGCCGCCGACTGAGAAGGCTGCAAAGCAAACTCGGCGTTTGGAGCGCCAGCCGTCGGCACCGTTTCCGGAGGACAAGCGGACTGCGAAGCTGCTTCGTGACCTCTACAGAGCAGGCGGCGCGATAGCAGTAACGCGAGGGGCAACCGCAGATTCCGGCATAAGAGTTTCAGACGGCTACGTTGACATTCCTGACATGCAGCTTGACGTGGACTTCGGGCCTGGTATCGTCGAATGCCGGTTTGTTGGCACATTTGAAAGCCCAGACCAGAGCGGCCTGGAGTTCGTGATAAGGCTGACAATGGACGGCTCGGACATGCTCGGAGACAGTAGGGCGATGAGGCAGGAGAACACAATCGGCACTACGCACCAGGGCTACACTGTGAGCTACCTTGACGTTTTCCAGTTGCCGCAGGGGACACACACGCTGAGGATGCAGTACCGCAACTGGTCAGGCGGGACTCTGAGATGCGACGGCTACAAGCGAATCATGGTCGTTAGGCTGTACTGAGGGGGCTGACAAGGATGCCAGGCTGGACAAAGACACATCGAGGGAAACGACACCCTGTTTTCGGAGGCTCGAAGAAACGTCCATCGTCCACGGTGTGGGGCGACCCGCTCCAAGCCGCGATTTACAACGCGGCGAAGCAGGGCGCTGGCGACCCGTACTCGGTTAGCCAGCAGGTTCTGAGCACCTATAACCCAGCGACGACACAACTGGCTGGAGGCGCGGTCAAAAGCGCCTATCAGGAGGCCAAGAACCCTCCGCCGCCCCCACCCGCCGGTCCGACAACGTTCAACGAAGCGGCGCAGACCCTGCTTACGAACGTTCTAACGGGGGCACAGCCTGCGGCTACGCCGCCGCCTGAAATGCTGCGGCCGATAACGCCAACCGGAACCGCAACTCCGCCTCAGCCCACAGTCACCGGCTACAAGCCGCCTCCTGGCCTCGGTCAGCTCGAACCGGTGCAGCAGGCGATGCTCCAGAAGCTGCTTGAAGATATAACCCGACCGCAGGGTATCGCTCCACAACTGCAGGAGACGATGATGAGGCCGGTTGAGGCCGCCGCCCACGAGGAGGCGAGACGCGCAAGACAGCAGCTCGAGGAGCAACTTGCCGCGCGTGGCATGGCAAGGTCCGGCGAACGGGTGGGCGGCTTCACGGACATTGAGCGTCAGAGGATGAACCAGATTATCAGCGCTCGGCAACAGCTTGCGCAGATGAGCGCGCAGTTGCAGGAGGCCCGACGCCAGCAAGCGTTGCAAATGGTGCCTGGCCTGGTGGAGTCAGAACGCGGGTACGGCCTCGAGCAGCAGGCGATGATGCTAAACTACCTGACCGAAGCCTACAAGCAGCAAATGGGGCGGGCCGAACTTTCACTGGCGCAGCAGGCGCGCGACCAAGGCTGGAGCGAGCTTGAGCTGCGCAGGCAGGCGGCGCTGGCAGGCCTCAGCGATGCGGAGGCAGACCGCGTCCTGAACTATGCCCGACTGCAGCAGCAGTACGACGAATTGACTACTCAGACTAACCTGACGAGGTGGCTGGCCGAGCAGGGCTACCTGCAGGCAGCGAAGGAACGAAAGACGGGTCTGATTGGCGACATACTGAGCGCCGTCACCTTCGGCCTGTCCGATAAAATCTTCGGCAAGTAGAAAACAGTGAGGTGAGCGAGATGGCCGAATCGTGGCTTGCAGCGCTTGCAGGCGCAGCACGAGGATACGAAAAGGCCGTGCGGTTCAAAGAGGAGCAGCGACGCGCTAAGACATCCGAGGAGCTTGCGAAGCGGCGGGTGGCGCTCAGCGAGAAGTCCCAGGCAGAGCAGGCCAAACTCATAGCCGCACAGATAGCACACATGTCGGCACAGGAGGCGCTGGATTGGGCCACGCTGAACCAGAGGTCCATAGAATCGGCCCGTGACTACGCGCTGAACCGCTTCAATGCGGAGCTTAACTGGTACGGCATAGAAATAGACAAGAAACTAAGGGAGGACATGCTGAGGAACCAGTTCAACATAGCCGTATTGAGCCAGCAGGGCGCATACCAGCGTGCGTTGCTCGGCGAGTGGGGCGCAAACTGGAGGACGATGTACGGGCCTTACTACCAGGCGGGAGCGCGAATCTATGAGCAGCAGCAGGCAATCCCCATCGAAGCCTGGGCTACAAAAATGTTCGGCGCCGCGCAGACCAAGGCCGACATTGAAAGGATTGACATGCTACTCGACTACCTCAGACAAGAGAGCCCAGAGACCTTTGAGGCAATTAAGCGGGGGTACCTCGCTCTGCCTGGCATCACCCTCTCGCCGCTACAGACGCCTGCGACAGCCGGAGCGACGGCACAGGCGCAGGCGGCTGGTCAGCTCACCGGCACACTGGAGACGTCGAAGAAGTTCGGCATCCCCGTCGGGGCCGCACCGGCGCGGGGCGTCCGAGCCGGAGGCGGACGTAGCAGAAGCCGTAGCGCAGGCCGAACGACCCCCGCGCCGAGTACAGGAGGCAAAGCGCTCAGTTCCTGGGCGGCTAACGTGCTGGTCAACAAGTTCGGATACGACACGGTTAGACAAGCGATGGCCGCGACGATGAGCAAGGGCAGACCTGTCACCGAGGAGAACGTTATGAAGGAAATAACCTACATGCAGTTGCAGCAGAAGCGGGGCGCACAGGCCGCACAGAGTGGACAACCACAGGCGACAATCAGGCGCCCGCCTAAGCGCCTGCCATCCGGCATCCTTGCAGACGCTCTTTGGGGCATACGCGCACTGCTCAGCCGGCCAGCCGCCAGCCCATCGGACATCGGAACCGTAATCAGCGCATACGGTACAAGGCAGCGGTGAGAACGAATGCCAGAATACGGCCGTAACTACCTGCTGCCACCCATCGGGCAGCAGTCCAAACTCATAAAGGAGGCGCGAGAGCGCCGCAAGCGTGAGGAGGAGGCAAGGCGAAGGGCGGCGCAGGGCCAGCCGATGACCGTCCCGACGCGGGAGCCGGAACTCCTCGAACGCCCGCCGTTCGAGCTGAGCAGCTCTGTTGCCCAGATGGCCGGTGCTGGCAAGGGTGCTCCGCTGTGGCGAAAGGCCCTCTACCGGCTGTCTGTCGGGGCTGTCCCTGAAATCATCGAAGGCCTGACACATGTTTTCAGCCTCGGCCCAGCAATAGCAGCCTCAGCCCGCAAAGTCGTGCCGCCAGAGATTCGTGCACAGCTCGGACCACTTGGCGGCATTGGTACCGTCGAAGCAGGGCAAACGCTTTACCAGCTTGCCATAGACCCGCAGGCGCGGGAGACGTTCAAGCACGGTGCCCGCGAAGCGCTAAAGGACGTTTTCGTGCGGGGCCGACAGCCCTTCACAAACGTTGACTACTGGCTCGAAAGAGGCGCACACCCGCTTTACGCATACACGCGCGGTATCGTTGAGGATGCCCTGACCGACCCCCTAACCTACATCGGCCTTGGCGAACCTGAGAGCTTCGTCAGCGCAGTCAAGGCGGTCAAGGCTGGCGCGAGAGAGATGACCCCCGCACTGATTGAGGAGATGGCCGAACGCGCTCCGGACGTACTTCCGAGGATAGTGCCCCGCATAGTGGAGGGCATGGAATCCGTTGCCGAACGCGCGTTCGAGCTGGTGAGGGCGCACGGCGCTGTGCCTGAGCGGGCGGTTGACCTTGCAGCGAAGCAGGCGCTGGCGAAGGCCTCGCCGGAAGTGCAGGATGCGTTCGCCGAACTTGTCAAAACGATGGGGCCGGACTTCACTGACAGGATTCTTAGGGCGGTAGCAGACCCAGCGACACAACGGGCGGTGCAGTCGTCTGAGCGCTACTGGCGGTTTGCGGGCATTCCGATTGCAAAGGCGGGCACTGCCCGCAGGCTTGCGACCTCGAGCCTGGCTGAACCGCTGACCGGACCCGCCTACCGAGCGCTCTCAACGGGCACTCGCCGGTCGGAAATGGCGTCGGAAACAGTCAGAATGGCCCGAAGCGGCCCAATGCAGCTCTACATGGACCTGATAGACCACATGCGCAGGGCCGGATTCTTCAACATAGCCAAACCCGAAAGCGAGGCCATAGTACGAGCGGCGACGTACATGCGAATGGCGCCCGAATCGTTCGTTGATGAGCTGGTGACGACAATCAGCGAAGCCCCTGAGATACTGCCCCGCAGATACCCTGGCGTCTCGGTCAGCACTATAAGCAAAGTCAAGGATGACGTAAGAAGGCTGCTCCAGACTATTACGGGCGACGAGAACCTTCCGGAACTGGTGGCGAAGCTCGGCGATGACGAACTGGCGCGGAAGTTGCAGCCGCTCATAGCCGAGGCGACCGAGGCCAAAGACCCGCAGAAGGCTGCACAGGTGCTAACGATTGCGGCCTTCGACCACTTGCGTAACACGGTGGCCGAGAACCACCTGCGCCTCGGCATCATCCGTTCGACCAGGCCGCGAGCCATCGGGAAGATACTGCGGAACCCGAAGGTTCTGGAGGAACTTCCGCCCAGGGCGGCAGAGGTCGTCCGGCGCTTCGCTCGGCGTCCTGAGGCCCTGCGGAGGGCGCTCTCGGTCGGTGAGGACTTCGGGCTTGCGGGTACACCGGACTACGAAGCCCTGCTTGACGTGCTCACACGCGGCAGCCGGACACTGCACTACGGCGAGCTTGGCCTGCCGGTCGGGAGGGTGCCAACGCTCGAACACCTGAAGTTCCTGCTCAACAAAGGCCTCGAAATGTTCGACGTGTGGGGCGAAGAAGGGCTGGCCGACGACCTGCTCAAAGTTATACGCGAGGACTACATTCCAGGCTTGCACGGCGGCAGTCCAGGGGACAAGCCGCTTATCAAGTGGGTACGGAAGGCGCTCTACGAGGAGTTCGGTACCGTCGCCGAGCAGGACGTTAGGAAGGTCGCCAGCCTGATAACGGCTGCTCCGAGGAAGCTCGCGCGCGAGGCCGAGCGCGACCTGGATATGGACGTCATAAGATTCCTGCTCCGACAGTCAGAGGGAGATGACGGCCACGTAGCCAACTACTTGCATTACATCGCGAAGAGGGCGGCGGCTGAGGGACTGCCGGCATTCCGAGGCCCGATGGAGCGGGACTTCCAGTCGGTGCTGTTTGAGTTCAGCCACAAGGTACCCGCCTTCGCAAAGCAGAAATACTACCAAAACCCGTTGCGTGCTGTCTGGTCGGGCCTCAACACCAACCTCGACTGGGGAGCACTCGTCGCGCAGCGCGGCAAACAGCAGTTCCTGGCGAAGGCGAGGAAGCAGCTCGCGGCTGCAGCCATGTCGTGGGGCGTGCCCGAGGAAATGATACGACCGGAGTTTGACGGTTGGATAACGCTGCTGGACGCCGCGCGGACGATGAACGTTGATCCCAAGTCGGTCTCTCGGCTATGGCCTGAACTGCGCGGCTTGAAGTTCCATCCCGATGAGGCGCTTGCACTTATCCGCGCGACGAACTTTCACCCGATAAATGAGGTGTCCCACGTCTTCTGGCGCTGGTTCTACGACCCGTACATACGTTCATGGAAGGCAGGCGCAACCGTAGCGAACTGGGGCTGGGCAATGGTCAACATGCAGGGCAACATGGTCAACTGCTTCCTGGCGGGCTTGACCGACCCAAGACGGTTCCTGATAGGAGCAGCCGCAGCCGCCGAGGAAGGTAGCAAGTGGGAACGCATGTTCGGACGCCTTGCGACCAAGGTTGCACCTGACCTGATAACGGAAGAAGCGGGGCAGTTCCTGCTCAAGTTGCCGGACAGAAGGATGCCGCTCGCGTCCCTGAGAGAGATTGCAAAGCGCAATGCCTGGTACAGCGGCTGGGCAAGCACTGCACTCAATGAAGTGCCGGATACCGCCTTTGGGCAGATAAACAAGGTTCTGAACACGACAATGAATCCCTTCTCGCCGGAATGGTTGGGCTGGCTCCCGACCAGAACGTTCGCAAGGTGGAACGAGGACGTGTCAAAGCTGGCGCTCGGCATTGACCGCCTGCTCAAAGGCGACCACCCGATTGAGGCGGGTAGGCTTATACGGCGGGCGCTGATTGACTACGCTGACCTGACAACCGCCGAAAAGCAGATATTCCGGCGAGTCTTTCCGTTCTGGTCGTGGATGCGCAACAACTTCGCTTTCCAAGTGTCAACGCTGATAGAGCACCCTGGTAGGTGGCGGATACCGCCGCAGATGATAGCCGACCTGCGGGCCTTCGTGAAGCCCCAAAAGAGGGTGCCGACTGAACTGATGCCGGAATACTATCACGAGGAATACACGGCGCAACTTCCCTTCGAGGTCAACGGCAATCCCGTGTTCATGGTGTTCAGACTGCCAGCGGCGGACGTGGGCAAATTGCTGTCCGCGCAGGAGTTACTCGCCTCGATGGGGCCGTGGAAACTGCCGCTTGAACTGTGGGCCAACAAAAGCGCCTTCTACGGCGGCCCCATTGACTGGCGCAAGCGCTATGCCCCCGAAGGAGCGCAGGAAGCCTACGTCGGCTACGAGGACGCGCCGTTCTGGGCGACGGTCGTGCCGAAAGGCTGGTGGACTACCGGTTGGCTCGCGATAGGTAAGAACGAAAAGGGCGAGGACGTGCTAAAGATTAGCAGCCGGTTCCGCTATGCGATGGAATCGCTGTTCCCCGTGCTTGGGCGCGTCGGCAGGCTTGCTCAACCGCGCAGGCCAGGCGGCACGCACTACTATATCCGCGTGTTCGGCAAGAACGTACAGGAGGGCTGGATTGACATGCTCACCGGTACTAACCAGACGGTTCTGGACCTCACGAGGGCCAAACAGCGGCTCCAGAGAAAGCGAGAAGGAATCAAACGAGGGCGACAGCAGCAGCTCCGCGACCTCGGCTTGGAGGGGAGGATCAAGTGAACGAACAGGTCCTCGTTGCACTGCTTGCGTTGATAACCGCCTTCTCAGTGGCACTCTGGAAACTGTGGGCTGCTGCTGTCCGCGCTGACGAGCTGATAGTGCAACGCCATAATGAGGACATGGACAGGGTGCGCGACCACCTGGACGCAATCCAGCGGGACATTCGGGAAATCCTGCAGCGCGTTACCCGCATTGAGACCAAAGTGGACAACCACAACGCAACCTAAGAGGAGGTGAGACCCGATGAAGGTACTGAATCGCGGCGTGAAGATGACGATACTTTCGGCTATCGGTGCGGCGGTAGCATACCTGATTGCTCACGTTACCGAGCTGCAGCTTGACCCGATGCAGACGACACTGCTGACCGCAGTGCTGACGGGAATCGCGGCGGCGATTGAAAATGCAATCAAGCACAGGGGGCAGACTCCACCGGTGCGATGAAAAGGGAGGTGAAACTAATGAGTTGGCTGACTGAATGGATTCGGGCAGGTAAAATCCGCCTGCCGAAGAAGTATAATTCTATCAAAGACATTCGGCGGGCACTGCGCAAGGACTTGACCGAGGAGAAACTGCGGTACATCTCACGGGGCATCGCGCGGAACATTGACATTCCAGGCATTGACGAGGCTGGCAAGGTTCGATTGATTCACACTATCCTTGCCTACGGGCTGAAAGCATTATTGGAGTGAGGGGCATGAAAACTGACGGCCGCGGTAAGGGCGTCTGGATTTGGCAGATACCGAAGTGCGAGCGCGGCGATGTCCATGCTATTGTCGCCAAGGCGCGAGCACACGGACTTACTCGTGTGCTGGTCAAGGTCGCCGATGGAATAAAGTATCACGGGGCTAACCGCAATAAGTTC